TTTTTCAAGCCACCGAAGCCTACGCCCCGGCCCTCACATCCGCCACTCCCGTGAGTGTCTCGGAGATTTGCCGCAGGGCCATCCTGCGAATCGGCAGTGCCGATCTGTTCAAGCCGCATGGCGAACCAATGGTCATCGCCCAGTCCCTCTACGAGTCGGTTCGCGACAGCCTGCTTGCCGACTTCCAATGGTCGTTCGCCCGCGCCCAACTCTCCATCGTGAAAGACGCAGCCGCTCCGACGACCGGCTACTCGTTCCGCTACCCCATCCCCGCAGCCTGCAAGCAGATCATCCGGGTCAATAACATCGACGACTCGGAAAACAACGCGCAGTGGGAGGTTGTCGGCAGCTTCCTTCACACCAATTTCGCGACCCCCATCATTCTCGATCACACCGCCACGGTGACCGATGTGACCAAGTTCCCGCCCATCTTCATCGAAATCCTCACCGCCACTCTCGCCCTCAAACTCGCCTCCATCGTGGAATTCCCAACAAACCAACAATCCAAATGAAATCCGAAGAACTCTTCAAAGAACTCCAATTCCTCATGTCCAAGCCTGCCCTCCTTGAGGCAGTCGAGGCAGTCGCCAACTACTCCGGAACACTTACCGCCACCGCAAGCGAGATCATCCGCCAAGCGGTCATGCGAGTCGGCAGCGCCGATGCCTTCAAGCAAAACGGGCAACCCTTTGTCTTCGCGGCCAAATTCTACTCGCAAACCATCAACGAAATCCTCTCGGAATACGATTGGCGCTTTGCACGCAAGCAGGTTTCCCTCACCAGCGGCACGCTCCCGCTTACTGGATATTCTATAAAATATGTCCTGCCCACTGATTTTGTTAACGCAAAACGCCTCGGTAACATTGATGCCACGGAAAACTTTGGGCAGTGGGAAATAATTGGCCAGGACATTCATACAAATTTGGCCTCTCCAGTGACTTTGGATTACATCGGCGCACCAACTCTCGACACCTCCTATCCCGCGATCTTTATCGAACTCGTTGTCGCTCGCCTCGCCTACAAGCTCGCGATGGCTCTGGGAGCCGGTGACCAAGCGATGGCCGCAGCCAAAGAATTTGACTTCATCATCCAGCGCCCCGCTCTCCAGCGCGAGATCGCCTCAGTCGCTGATGCCAGCGCATCCAGCACAGTGACGACCCGCACGCAGATTTGCAAACAAGCCATCATGCGCCTCGGCTCCTTGGAATCCCTCAAGAGCCAGCCGATGGTCTTCGCCAATTCCTTCTACGACCACACGCTGGAGGAACTGCTTTCCGATGTGCCTTGGGCGTTTGCCAAAAAACAAGTCACGCTTGTTATCAACGCGACCAACCCGACTTCGGGCCACACAAAACGCTACACGCTGCCCACAGATTTCATCCAAATCATCCGGGTCAACAACATCGACACCACCGAGAACTTCGGCCAATGGGAGATTGTCGGCGGATTCCTGCACACGGACATCGGAGCGCCCATCATCGTGGACTACACCTCACTCGTCACCGATGTGGCATTGTTCCCTGCTCCATTCATCGAGGCGCTCATCTGCCGCCTCGCAGCCAAGATCGCCCTCCCGCTCACTACCGATGGGAACATTGTCAACGCCATGATCCAAGTGGCCGCCGAGACGATGCAGCGCCCATCGATCAAGAACCAGATCGAGAAATCCGCGAAACCCCGCACGACCTCCTCGGCCAACACGGTCTCGGAAATCTGCCGCCAAGCCATCCTCCGGGTGGGAAGCGCCGATGTGTTCAAACCCTACGGAGAACCAATGTCCATCGCGACCAGTCTCTTCGACCAGACACGCAACGAACTCCTCGCCGACTTCGACTGGCAGTTCGCCCGAGTCCAGACAACCGTCGCCGCCGATGCCGTGCCTCCGTCCTTTGGCTACGCCAAACGCTACCTGCTGCCGATCACAACCATCAAGGTGCTTCGGGTCAATGGCGTGGACGAAGACGAGAACTTCGGCAAATGGGAAATCGTCGGCGGTTACCTCCACACAGATGTCACGCCCACGGTCCAGATTGAGACGACCGCCATCGTCACCGACGCCAGCAAGTTCCCAGCGGTCTTCGTGAACATGCTCACGGTCACCCTCGCCATGAAACTGTCCCAACTCATGGAATCCCAACCCGCGCAGGTCGTTCGCCAATAACGCATGAAGTCCGAGGAGTTATTCAAGGAACTCCAGTTCCTCGCAGGCAAGCCCGCATTGAAAAATGCGGTCGAGGCCCGCGCCTCCTCGCGCCCATCGTCCACCCTTACCGAAGACGAACTCTGCCGCCAAGCGATCCTGCGCGTTGGCACAGCCGAGCAGTTCGGACCCTCCTCGCAGGCGATGCTCCTCGCCAAGTCGCTCTACCCTCAGGTGCGCGACTCCCTTCTTCTCACCGGATCGTGGACATGGGCGATGAAGTCCACCACGGTGGCCGAGAGCCTCCCGCGCCCGGAATACAAGTGGGCCTACCGCTACGCGATCCCGTCCGACTGCCTGCGCGTCTTCCGGGTGAACGATCAGGATTACGCCAACGGCGATGCGGCGTGGGAGGTCTCTGGCAACTTTGTCCTGTCAAACTCCGACTCCGGCGCTCCAAGTTGGGTCGCGGGCCGCACCTACGAAGTCGATAATGTCGTCACCAGCGCCGAGGCAGTCTACCGCTGCATGGTCACCGGCACGAACAAGCAACCCGGCGTCACCTCTGGATGGACGATCTCATGGGATGTGTGGCTCGGAAGCGCCATCACGCTGGAATATGTCAGGCGTGTCACGGATGTCACCCTCTTCGACTCCCTCTTCATCGACCTTCTCACGGCCAGTCTCGCCGCCAAGCTCGCGATCCCGCTCACCGGCGATGCCGCCAAGGCCGCGCTCCTCGCGAAGGAAACCGACATTGTCGGCAAAAACCCCGCCATGCGCCGGGACTCCACCGAGCGCAAGGGACGCATCAAGCCCGCTTGGATGTCCTCGAAACTCGTTTCCTCCCGCAACGGCGGAGATGGCATCGAGGCGCAGGCCAAAGCCAGCGGACCCGGAGGGGGCATCAGTTACCCCTCGCTTCTCGTCCAAGTCGGTAATGTCACGAACCTCCCGACCGGATCGACGCCCACCGTTTCCAATACCGGCACAGGCAACACAGCCGTCCTCAACTTCGGGCTTCCGCAGGGTCCGGCGGGCGCGAACGGAACGAACGGCGCGGCGGGTCCAGTCAACTCCCTCTCCATCGGCACGGTCACTACCGGCGCGACCCCCTCAGCCACCATCACCGGCGCGTCCCCCGCCCAGACCCTCAACCTCACCATCCCGCAGGCGGGTCTCCTCTCCAGCGCCAAGACCACCCTCACGGGAAACGGCACGCTCAAAACCTTCACGGTTTCCGGCCTCAAGTCGAGCGACCCCAACCATGTCATGGTCGCCATCAACGGAGTCGCCCAAGAACCCACCACCGACTACCTCGTCAACCAGGGCAGCGGCACGATCACCTTCACGTCCGCGATTCCCAACGGGGCCAAAATCGTCGTCATCGCCCTCGGCCTCTACTCGCCCGCCACCCAGCGCGATCCGGACAACTCCATCCACGCCTTCGCGCTCAACACCGCAGGCACCTTTTCCTACTACGGCCTGCTTCTCAACTCCGACATCCCCGCCACCGGCTCCCCCGCCGGCGTGGCCAAATGGTCGATCACCCGCTCCGCGCTCACCACCGCCGGAGCCGTCACTGCCATCACCAAAGCGACCAATGTCGCGTGGACCAACCGGGAGACCGCCGCCTACGCATGACGACGATCACCGAGACCAATATCACCCAGCAACTGGACCTCTCCCAGTTCACAATCGTCCTGCCAGAGGACAGCATCAAGCAGCTCGTCATCTACCCCACCGCCGCCGACTTCCCGCAGCCCGGCAAGGAGGCCCGCATCTACCACGCGCAGGACACCCATGTGCAATGGCTCTGGGACGCCGCCGCCAGCACCTACCGACTCATGGTCGAGACCATCGACTGCGGAGCCTTCTAAAACTTTCCCCATAACACCAAACCAACCCGTCAGTTTTGACTGATACCAAACCAACAACCAAATAAATCAAATGCCCAATCCCATCCTGAAAATCAAACGCGGAAGTGGTTCGCCACAAAATCTTTCCGCTGGCGAACTCGCCATCGACACACTCAACAAGAGCCTGTTCGTAGGAACAGCAGAAGGTCCGCTCGTCATCGGCGGTGAAAATGTCTTTGCAAAAAAGACTTACACTGACGCAGCCGTAGCCGCAGAAGCCGCGCTCCGCTCCGCAGCGGACGCCACCTTGACCACGAATCTGGCCAGCGCCGTTTCCACCGCCGCGAGCAACCTCGCCACGGAAAGCAGCGCGAGACAAGCCGCCGATGCGACATTGACTCAAAATCTGTCAACCGAGGTTTCACGGGCGCAAGCGGCAGAAGGCGCTCTTAGCACAAGCCTCTCCGGAGAGGTTTCCCGCGCCACCGCAGCGGAAGTCGCTCTCGGTGTGAGGATTGACAATGTCCTTTCGAATGTGGAGGGACCAGCCCTTGATTCGCTCTCGGAAGTCGTCGCCGCTTTCCAAACGGCAGATTCCAACCTCAACGGAGCCATCACCTCCCTCGCTTCCAGCGCCTCCTCCGGACTGAGCGATGAGGTTTCGCGTGCGACCGCAGCCGAAGGAGTCATCGCCGCCGACCTCGCGACCGAGATCACGAATCGCACTTCCGCGATCTCCTCGCTCACCTCCTCGACATCATCCGCCCTCGCCTCGGAAGTTTCACGGGCCACCGCCGCAGAAGCGGCCCTCGCCTCGGACATTTCGGACATCGAGACAGCAGCCACAGCCTTGGCCTCGCGGGTTTCCGCAGCCGAGAGCGACATCAATACCGTCGAAGCGGGCCTCGCCTCAGAGATCACAAATCGCTCCAATGCAGTATCCTCAGAAGCATCGACCCGTGCTTCGGCTGATACCTCACTGGGGAATAGGCTGACCGCTTTGGAGACAGAGATCGACGGCGGAACTTACTGATCCCACCCAAGTCCGCCGGGGTTCGATCCCCCGGCGGCAACCCTTCGCAAACATGGCAAATCCGAAAATCATCCTGAGAAAAAGCACGGTCGCTGGGAGCATTCCTACCGATCTGGCCTTCGGCGAGGTCGTCATCAACCACGCCGACCGCAAGATTTACACTCGGAACCCTGCCACTGGCGAAACCTACAAACTCGCAGGCGCAAAGGAAGCCCCCGACCGGCTGTGGATGTTCGACCTCATCGGCGACACCACCTACCTCGGCTACCTCCTCTACTCGGCCTTCCCCAACTCCGGCAGCGTTTTCGACGCCACCGCATGGGAGATCGTCCGCACCATATTCAACGCAGCAGGAACAACCAGCACCGAGGCCAGCGCCACCGGCGCGTGGTCGAACAAAGCCAACCTCCAATTTTCTTAAACCCAAAAATCCAAACACCATGAACGCTACCAACCCCATCGAAATCGACGGCAAACAATACCCGAAATATTCGCTCAATTTGGCCATCACAGGACGATACCTCGGTGATGGTTCTTCAGACGCAAATGTCGCCATGCGCCTTGTTCCGACCCGCATCGAAGACGGCGAAGTCATCACCGCAGACGCGAACGCCATGGGTATCAGCCTCGGCACGCTCGCCGGATCGGACGCCGCCACACAGCAAGCCGTGGGCGCGATTCAGGCCGCTCTGCAAACCTACATCCAAGCGAAAGGACTCTAAGCCATGGCAAACCGCTTCGCCGTTGCCTCCGGCAACTTTAACAGCACCTCAACATGGGCAACGACTGCCGCTGGTTCGCCGGGTGCGTCCGTTCCTGTAGTTGGCGACAATGCTATCGCCAACAACCGCACCGTCACAATCACTGCCGATGCAACCTGCGACAACATTACCAACGGCACCGC